GACCCCTCTTCGTTCAGTAAATGGTCCGCTGTCATCGTAAAGAATATATTTCGAAAATCCACTACTCCATATTTGTAAAGAATTTTCATATCAAAGGGGGCATTGTGCATTATAATTTCTTTGACTGTGGGAATCCATGTCCGCATGTACTTAATGAAGTGGGGCCACACAGGACTGTCACTTGGAATCCACACAACATCTTCACCATGGGCCAAAGACACCCCCTCACATTCTGCAACAAACCATCGTAAGGATGTCGTTTCAGTATCTAAGGCCACCGGACCGTTAAAAGAATCCATAATAGCTCTTAAATCATCCCAATTGGAATATTCTAATATGTTGTATGTAAGTTTCTGCATTAAAATTTCCTTATGCCATTTCCATTTTTAATAATAAACTCTACAAATGATCTGCCATTAGTGCCATCCTCCTTGTTGTCATCTTGTGCGTCGTGCAAGGATCGTAATGGATTATTCACTATGTGCTGGCTATTCATAAATTCATCCATGTGAGGAAACCTGTACTCTATTCCACGCTTACGCCTTCGCCCCATTTTTGGTAAAGAATCTTTATCTCCCCATCCCACCAGTTCTTTTAACCTACGCTGAAAACCGGGGGCACGTTTTTCAATATGTCGTATGGTTTGGTATACCGATTGCCTGCTGCAATGTTGCAATTCAGTTATCTCATGCACAGATTTACCAGATATAATATATTCCAATATCTTAAACTGGTGGCGGGTTAATAATTTTTTCACGTTCTCAACGGTTCTCATAATATTCCTTTCTACCTTTATGTCTTGGGTACTACCTTCATGATAATATTATACCATAAATAACAACACATTGCAAGAAAAAAAAATATCAAATGACATAAAATAAGGTTATCGGACGTTAATTTTTGTGTTGTGATAACATACCAAACGATATATATCTACAATATGGGAATGGGTTTTTGATCTAAAAACAAGGGGTATTCTGGACTCAAAGGTCCACAATTATGAAAAATTCGGCGTTTTCAAGAAAATTTATTGACAAAACCACCACAAGGGGTGCAAAGGGAGGGGACATATATTTCAATAAAACGAGCGAAGCGAGTGGTGAAATCAACGAAGTTGATGAAAAAAAGAAACTTTGAGACTAACGTTATACGCATGGATGTGTATAACTAATCCAAACATTACAGGATGTAATGACTACCGTAATGAGTGCTAACGAATGAAGGTAATAAATAAGAGTTATTAAACTTTTCTTTATATTACTTTCTTTTAAAAAGATAATATTTATCTGCTATTTAAAAAGTTAATAATGAGCTACAAACTTTTGATTATCAAAGTAGACAGAATGTTTTCGGCCACAAGGGAGAGAACCGCTATTGATAATTAAAAGTTTCTATTCTGGAGGTATAATGGCAAGAGGAAAAATTGGCAATAACCCTAACCTGCAAAAGGTTAAAGTAAAGAAAAAAGATGAGGATTTACTCCATACTACTCGAAATAAACGAGTGCGATTTGATTACAAGTTTGTTAAACTTGTGTCTCGTCTTATTGCTTCTGGCCTCAATCAGAAAGAAGTAGCATGGTATCTTGGTGTCCGTCAGGAAACCATTTCTCGCTGGAGAAAAAAGTATTCTCTTTTTAACCGTGCCATTGAGGATGGTAAGGCAATGGCTGTTACTGGGTTAATACATTCCGGTTTACGTGCAGCTTGTGGTTATGATTACGATGAAATTCATACCAAGTTCGTCCGAAAAGAAGGGGAGGGCGGTGAAACCGAAATGGTTGAAGTTGAGAAAAAGGTTATTAAAAAGAAGATGGCCCCAAATGCCCATCTGTTAACTTTTTTCCTGACGAATCTTGACCCTGACAATTTCCGAAAGAGGGTGGAAGTGGACAGCAGATCAGTAAAGATCAATATGTCCCAAGACCAAGTGGAAGCGGGCATCAAAGAAATTGCAGGAAAGTTGGCAGAGTTAGATAATAATGAAACAGCTAATGAAATAATGGATGCGGAATTTGAGCAGTAAGTTTAAACAATTTGATAATCCACAGGATTTCTTTAAGCTGATCCCTAAGAATTTGCAGGATAACATTCAGTTTAGAATTAAACTGCATAAACTTCTTGCTGGAGATAAGAAGCTACAGGCGGTTTACAAGGAGATGATTCTTTGTGAACCAAAGATTGCTTTTAATTCTATGTTTTGGACGTTTAATCCTCAGCTTCCGGCTGGTTACAGAAATGTTCCCTTTATCTTATGGCCTCACCAAGAAGGGGCCATTGACGAATTGCACACCGCCAAGGTAGACCAGTACGACATTGTGATTCATAAGTCCCGAAAGGAAGGGGCTACAGAAATACTGAAAGCATTTATACTGATCTACTGGCTGCTGGAGCCGGAGTTCACAGCTTTAGTAGGTTCAGAAAAAGCCGACAAAGTGGACCGTGGGGTACAGATTGACAGTGAGTTCAGAGCCACAGGTATGGGCAACTGCTTATTTTCGAAGTTATCCCATGGTATCATCACATTGCCTGACTGGATTCGACCCAAGTTGGTAAAGACTTACATGCACTTGGAAAATTTGGATAACAGTTCTTTTATTGATGGGGAATCTACGAATGTCAACTTTGGAGTAAGTGATCGTCGTAATATGATCTTAGTGGATGAAATTGGAGTTATTGAACCTAAAGTTGCAGAAAGTATTATCAGCAACTTGCCGGATGTTTGCAATTGCAATATTTATAATTCAACCCATAAATGGGGGCCTGCTCATCCATACAATAAGTTACTTACTTCTGGAGCTATTAAGGTTGTACGATTGATGTGGTTTGACAACCCGGAAAAATCCAAGGGGTTGTATATAACACCAGAGCCGGATGTGGTAATTTTTAAAGATGTGAATTACTGGAAAGAACAATATCCTGCCGTGTTTATGAATATTCAAAATGATGTTCCTGTACGCTGGACCAAGCATTTGGAAACCTGCAACTCTGCACTAAAACATCAGGTTAAATTAACCTTGGATGGTGGGGACTCATTTGGTGAGAAAAGAAGTCCGTGGCTTGACGCAGAAATTGAACGTCGTGGTAAATCCAAACGATATGTATATCAGAATATTTTAGCGGAAGCTATTGGTGCGAATGACTCCTTTTTTACTCCGGATACCATACAAAACATTAAACGAAATACCATCAAGAAACCGAAGTGGGTTGGTTATGTAACCTTTGAAAACAACTCCTATACTGGAAAAATTGACCCAAATAAATGTGATGTGGAAATTACGGGACAGGGGCCATTACAGTGGTTTGCACCATTGGTTGGTGGAAGGCCGGATCAATCTCATCAATATGTATTGACAGCGGATACTTCAAGAGGTGTGGGTTCGGCAAATGCTGTGTGTGGAATATTTGATGCAAATACTCATGAGCAAGTAGGCATGTGGGTTGACCCAAATACCCCGGAAGAAAGATTTGCTGACAACGTGTGGGCTTTAAGCTGTTGGGTAGGTGGAGATAATGAACCCTTCTTAATTTGGGAAGCAAACGGAGCGGGGGCATTTGAAAACCGACTCATTTGGCAGGGTGCACGAAATGTATATTATGCAAGGCAGGAGCGTCTTGCGTATAAGAAACGAAGACAGAACAAAAGAGGTTGGTGGTCCACCCCCCAAACCAAACGGGACTTACTGGGTGAGCTTGACGTAGCATTAGGTGGCTCTTTGCAGGAAATAATGTCTTATAAATATTTAATTATACGAGATATGGACACTGTTAAAGAGTTAGAAATATACATTGATACCGGAGTAGATATTGTTCCGGCGTATGTTCTGGCGGACACAAGTGGTGCAAGGGTAGCTCATGGAGACAGAGTTATTGCTTGTGCATTAGCGGTGCTGGCTTTTGAGTACATAAGTATAAATGAACCAAAGAAAACTAAGAAACCCCCCAAAAATTCTTTGGGTGCAAGGATGCAAAATTATAATAAACAAACTAAACGGAAACGATTTTTATTTGTTGATTAAACATGGCTAAAAATAAAAATACAGATAAACCTGTCTTGTCTTTTCATAAACGTGTTAGACGAGCCGATGAGGTTTGGAGACAACTACAGCAGGTCCAGTTAGATAAGTCCAAGGCCATTTTAAAGTCTTGGGCGGCCGAGTATTTTTCTCCCAGTGTGTCATCGGTTCAGCATACTACGAATCATACCATAAATTTGTTGGACAGAGCTTTCAGTGTTCTGCTGCCGTATATGATTATGTCTAATCCTCAAATTATTGTGGAATCCGTTTTGCCACAATTTAAATCCTTTTCTATTACTACACAAAAGGCCCTCAATCAGTGGATCAGGCGGTCTAAATTACGCCGTCATACCTTGTATCCGCTGGTGAGAAATTCTCTTGTGTCGATGGGCATTGTTAAAACTGGTGTGATGAAGGAATGGCAGTTAGAAATATTGGGCAATATGCATGATGTAGGCAAGCCCTATGCAGATGTTATTGATCCGGCTGATTGGGTATGTGATCCGTCGTGTAAGGCCATTGATGATGCGGAATTTGTGGGTAACTATTTTTATCTTCCAACTGAATTTGCTAAGGAATTTTACGGAACGAAATACGACAAATACATTGTACCCACCGTGGAATTATTTGATTCAGAGCACCCACGAAAAGTGGTTACTCCTTCGGAGATAGATAGAAGTCCAAAGTTTTTGAAACCGATGACCAGATTTGTTGAACATTACCTGCCTGATGAAGGTGTGGTTATAACACAGATTGCGGATGGTCATTATGACAAGATCATTCGAGAAGTAGAATATAACGGTCCGGATGGTGGGCCTTATGATGTCTTGGCTTACAAGTGGTTCCCGGAGTATCCAATTCCCATACCCCCTGCTTGGGGATGGTTGGACATGGACAGTATTTTTAATACGATTGTAAATAAAGTAAAACAGCAAGCACAGGATCAAAAATCTGTACTGGCATATGAAGGTGATGCCGCAGATGATGCCGAAAGATTGGCAAATGCTGGGGACAGACAAACCGTTAAAGTCGATCATATTGAAATGTTGAAAAAAATGGACTTTGAGGGGGTCAATGAAAACACTTATGGCTTTCTTGCATGGCTACAACAACAATTTTCCGAAGGCAACGGAAATCTTGATGTGCTTGGTGGTCAACGTTCTGCGGCGGACACCTTGGGTCAAGAACAGATGCTTATGGGTAATGCCGGTAGATCACTTGAAAGTATGCTTCAAGATGTGTATGATTGCACAGAATCTGTCATGAACAAACTTGCCTTTTACCTGTGGAATGATCCACTGGTGGATATAAAAGTTATTCGTGAAGTAAAGGGCGTGGCGACATGGGTAGAGGAATTTAATTCATTCAGCCAAGAAGGGGATTTGG